CATGCCTTACGGAAAGAAATCAGGTTTCAAAATGTACGGAAAATCTCCGATGATGAAAGCCTTAATTGGTAAACAAAAGAATTTACCAGAAAATTTAAAACAAGCGATATTAAATTCGCCAATGGATATGTATAAATCAGATGCTCAACGTAAAGCTGTACACGCATCTAAAGCAGAAAAATCCGCAATGAAAAAATACGGTTGCAAGAAATGCAAATCTGCAATGTGTATGTGTGGAGCAAAACATAAAAAATAATCAGGAAAGCCCTGATACCACGTTATTAACCTAAAACCAAATTATTATGACGTATCTTTATTACCAGACCACAAGCACAACGGGTGGTCAATTAAAAGTGAACGAGAAAACCAAAAAAGAGTGGGAACACTTAGCCAACAAAGAAAACTGGCGAATAGTCCAACTACCAAATGGTTATTATCAAACCGAAGTTTCTAACCCAGATGGTGAAACATGGCACGATGTTACACGTAGAGAAACGCTAGAAGGCGCAGAATCTGCGATTGACGGAAGCATCGATCACTTCAACAAAAAGTTAGAAGCTACCAAAGGACCGAAAGTCGTTAAGACCTTCAAGAATGAGTAAATTAAAGCTGTGTTTAATAGCTCTAACAGGATGGTTAGGGCTATTATTTACGGCTTTTGTTTATTATATAGCAATAGCTGGAATTATAAAATTATTTTAAATTAAATTAAATGGAATATAATAACCCTAGTCTTCTTATCAAAGACTTAAACTTTGGTGAAGACGCAAAATCTAGAATTGGTGCTGGTGTTGAGAAACTAGCGAAGGCTGTAAAGTCAACACTTGGAGCATCTGGGCAGTGTGTAATATATGAAGATGCCCGTGGAGTACCGGTAATCACAAAAGACGGTGTAACCGTTGCAGAAAGCGTAGTCTTGTACGATCCGGTCGAAAACATGGGAGCAACATTAATCAAAGAAGCTGCCAAAAATACAGTGAAAGAAGCCGGAGACGGCACTACTACAGCCACTGTTTTAGCTGAATCTATACTAAATCAAGTAAATTCCACAGATTTAAGCGAAATATCACTAAGAGACGTAAAAGATGGTGTAAATTCAGGCCTTAAAAAGGTTAATGAATACTTAGACGCTATTAAAATTGACGTTACAGACGATATGTTAACACATGTAGCTGCAATATCGTGTAATAATGACGTTGAACTTGGCGGTATTATAGCCGAAGCTTACCAAAAAGTAGGTAAAGACGGTGTTGTGTTAATGGAAACGTCAGATACCGAGGAAACTTACGTAGAAATCGTAGATGGAGTGCAGTTAAACGAATGTGGTTTAACGTCTCCGCATTTTGTTACCAATGTAGACAAGCAAAAATGCGAGTTAGATAACCCATTAGTGCTTATATGCATGTCTGAGATACCTAATATACGTAAAATACAAACGATATTAGAGTATGTTATTAAAAACAACCGATCTTTACTTATTGTAGCACCAGTATCGCAGCAAGTAAAATCAGCGCTTTTAATGAATAAAGTAAAAGGTAACATTAAAGTTAATATTATCGATCTACCCGGCTTTGGACCTACTAAAAAAGATACCTGTGAGGACCTAGCAATACTAGTAGGCGCTCAAGTTATGAATGAAGAGCTAGGAGACGATCTAGATGCTATAACAGTAGAAATGCTTGGAGAAGCAGAATATGCCGCTACAGATGATAAAAACACCGTTATAACAACTATAGAAGAGATAACAGAAGATGTACAAGAAAGAATTGATCAAGTTGCTAAATTAGTTGCAGATGAAAAAAATGGTTTCCTTAAAAAGAAGTTGGAACAAAGATTGTCTATGCTATCGGGTAGTGTTGGAATTATCCGCGTTGGGGCAGACTCTAAGATTGAACTTAAAGAGAAAAAAGACAGAGTCGAAGACGCGATATATGCTACAAAAGCTGCCCTCAAAGAAGGTATAGTGCCAGGAGGTGGTATTGCCCTCTTTAATGCATCTCAAAAAATTTCGACCGACGCGGTCGGTGAAAAACTTCTTCTCGATGCTATTCAAGCACCATTTAAAACTATTATGTACAACGCTGGTCTTGACCCACAAACTTCAGTAGATGAGGGTATGGGTATAGACGTAGTAACAGGTAAATCAGTTAACATGGTAGAAGCTGGAATTATAGATCCAGTATTAGTAACTAAGTCAGCACTCAAAAATGCAGTGAGTGTGGTTATGACTATTGTTTCTGCAGATTGTGTAATATCGAACGTTAGAGCAGATGAAAGCCGTTAATTATTACGTAGTCGTAGATAAGATTAAGAATGAGCAGAAGAAAGTTGCTGGTCTTATTATGACTGAAGACTTAGATCAAGACAATAGATATTCAAAAGGAAAAGTGGTTTCAGCTGGTAATCTAGTTGAAGGTATCAAAGACGGTGATACCATACACTACGACAAGCATGCTGGTCACGGTATACAATACAAAGATAAACTTTACTTTGTCATTAAAGTAAGTGATATAGTATTAGTAGATTAAACATAAACCGTAATCCACAAACTTTAAACACAAAATCTAAAACAAATTATTTATTAATCATTAAAAACTAAAAAAAAATGGCAAGTGCAATAACAATTGGGGCTAAAGGTCCTTACTTATACTTCGCGGAAGGATTAGTAGAAACAACAACTCAAGCTATTATGGTACCGGCTAACTCTTATTTAGGAGCTAATCCAACAGGTGATAATAGTTTAGTTCTATCATTTGCAGATGTAGTAGGTACTGATACAGTAAACACTGTAACCTTAACAATCGCAACTGATACTCACAAAGAGGTGATGGCGGCTTTAGCTGAAATTATGAACTCTAACCCTAACAAAGCTAACAACGGGGTGATAGTTGTAGCAGACGCAGAAGATACGACAGGCATAGAGCTTACTACAGCTACAGGCGGCGCTGGTACATCATATAGTCCAGCTAGATTTGGAACTAAAACTCCTGTTTATCACAAGGCGTTCAATGGTAATGTAACTGGCGTAGCAATCGCTTAATGTATAACAAAATAAAAAAATAAAAAAATGGAAAATTATTTATATTTCTCAGATGCTGACGGAGCAGATGCTACTGGTGACGCAGCTATGTGGCCAGCTTCAAGATTTATTGGAGTAGATCCAACTTCAACCACTACTACAACTATTTACTTTGAAGGTCAAACTGGTGTTGGTGATGGCGTTGATAAAGTTGTTTTAACACACTTGAACTCAGCTTCAAGAGAAGACGATCAAGCAGATTTAAAAGGCCATAAGTGCCAACAAATAGCTAACGCTATATCAAGCTTACTAAATGCTCATCCTCACGGGGGTAAAATGCATACCGTTGTTGATTTAACTGAAAATATTACAGCAGCTGGCATGCCAACTATTTCAGCAGTAGCTATTACTATTGACTCGTAATAAATGAGATTAACTTCTCACGATTTACGTGAATTACAAATCCTTAAGTATTACAGGCTCGTTAGAAAATGGGCCTGTAAGACTTACGGGTTAACAGATGCCGATCTTGAGTTGCTAATATACTTAGATTGCAAAGGTCGGTTTACAAGACAAGAGTTTATCGATGGTACTTATACCATGAGTTGGGATAAAACCCGATGGGATAAACTAAGAAACTTAGGTTGGATCGAAGTATGGAGACATAGAAATAGAACTACAATAAAGTACTCTATATTTAAAACTTCATTCAAGTGCAGCCAACTAATAAGTAGAATTTATAGAATACTATTAGGTGAAGAAGATTTACCCACATCAGAAAGAAGTGTATTCTACAACAATAAAACATATACTGATAAAGTCTTTAACAAGGCTATTGATGATATGATAAAAGACTCAGATAGATAATGGCGTTTAAATTAGGTTCAGAAAAAAGAAACATTAAAAACTCTAGTAATACCAAAATCTTTAGAAAAAGTTTAGGCGATGGAGTTTTAGGTGAAGCTAATGATGATGGATCTATATATATAGATAAAAGCGTTTCAGATGATATGGTTGGTTATGTTGCTAATCACGAAGCTCAACATAGAACAGCTATGCAAATAGGATCTGAGACATATGACGATAATGCAGTATACTATAAAGGTGAAGTTTGGCCAAGAGGTAACGGCTATATAATGAACCCTCATACTGGAAAAAAATACGCGGAAGGTGATAAAAATCTACCGTGGGAGGCAAATAAAATTTAATATGATAAACAATTTATTAGGTGGTTTATTCGGCAAGGTTATAGAAAATGCCGAAGGCATACTAGATGAAGTAATTACCACTGACGAAGAAAGAGAAGCTGCTAAAGCTAAAATCAAGCAAATGCTATTAGACAGCGAAAGTAAAATGCAAGAGCAAGTTACTGCTCGTTGGCAGTCAGATATGAGTTCTGATTCATGGCTTAGCAAATCAATACGTCCACTTGTACTAGCATGGTTAGTTGTTTGCACAACTCTACTAATTTTTATTGATGCAGGTGTGATTATGTTTAAAGTAGAAGACAAATGGGTTGATCTTTTACAATTAGTACTAATAACCGTAATTGGGGCCTATTTTGGAGGACGCTCAATTGAAAAAGTAAAAAAATAAAATGGGAATTAATTCAACAGAAGTAGCATACGGCTTTGGCCAAATTGGTAGTGGTTTTGTAGATGATACTGGCTCTTTTACTCCACCAACAGGTAAAGTAATTGTAGCTGTACAATTCTTATCAGATTCAACTCTTACAAGATTAGAAGCTGTTAACGAAGGCGACGAAGCTTATTTCGGAACTCAAGCACAAACGTCAAACAATGGTGCTAATAGCGAGCGTGTAGATTCTAGTAACACTTTTCCAGCTGGAATTACAATATTTGGTAGATACAATCTATTGACTTTAGCAACTGGTAGTGCAATCGCTTATTTCGGCTACTAATGATAGGGGTAAATGCAAAGCAGTAGCAGTATTTGATAGAGCATTAAATGATACAGAATTAGGTAATCTTACAAATAATTCATAATGAAAAAGATAGGTAAATACGAGTTTACTAATAAGACAACTGCTCAAAGCAAGATTAACGCTTTTGCAGAGTCTAATCATATATTTATTGAACTTGGTAATATTGTAATAACACCAGGTGATTATGATGAAGAAGGTAATGAGATTACAGCTCCAGTTTTATCTGAACTGTATCATGTTGATGTGTTATGGAAAGGTTTAGAGCCTATTGATCCAGAAGCTGAAACATTACAATATACTCATCCAGATGGATGGGCTGATTACGCTGCTGATGTAAACGACAATGGAGTACATAGCTTCATGGGTTTAGATTATCAGTTATATAAATTTTAATAAACAATTAAATTAAATTAAATTATGGCAAAAAGAAAGACGCCTAAGGTAGCTAACCTTAGACCAGAAAAAATCACAAACGAACAATTACAAGAAGTTCAACAAATCGTCTCTGTATCTAACAAAATCAAACTAGAAGTTGGAAACGCAGAAGCTCGCAAGCATTCTTTACTACATGAACTTGATATTGTAAATAAAAGACTAGGTGAATTAAATACTAAGCTTGAAGAACAATATGGTAAAGTTGATATTGACATTAATACTGGCGATATAAAATATCCAGAAGATGAGCAAGCTAATTCGTAAAATAACAATAGGTAAAGATTATAAAATTGACGCCATGCACTATTCTGTTGGACAGGATGTGTATGGTGGTCATACTATATGCGATATTATAGAAGAAGACGATAAGTACTCTATATATATTAGAAAAGAAGAAGAGGTTTTACCTTGGAAAGATTTTAATAAAAATATGGCTATATCAGTAGAATATAATCTCGAATATTAATGCAAGCATTAAACGATTTTATAATACAGCCTTTAGGAGATCGATACAAGAACTCTATAGATATTGGTGATAAAAAACTAATCGTTAATTCTGAGGTATTTAACCACGAATACGTCAATAGAGAAGCCACTGTTATTGCTATTCCAAAAAACTATAGAGGTAAAGTAAAGCAAGGGGATATAGTAATCGTACATCATAACGTGTTTAGAAGATGGCATGACGTTAAAGGCAAAGAAAGAAATAGTAAAAGCTATTTTGAAGACGACAAATACTTTGTTAAAGAAGATCAAATATTTGCTTATCGTAGATTACAAAACTGGAGTAGATATAAAGAGTCTAAATGGAAGGCGATGGATGGATATTGCTTTGTGCAACCAATAAAAAATCGAGATAAATTTACTGAAGAAAAAGAAGAGCAATGTGTTGGTATCGTTAAGTTTACTGACGGCGAATTTCAACGTGGAGAGTTAGTTGGTTTTACTCCATTTTCAACGTACGAATTCGTTATTGATGGTAAAAGATTATACAGAGTTATGAATAAGTTTATTACAATTAAATATGAATATCAAGGAAACGAAGAAGAGTATAATCCAAGCTGGGCATAAAGCTGTTAAAGAGCTCATAAAAGTAGCCGAAGAGCAAATCATCACAAACACTGAAGATGATGTATCTGCCGATAGATTGAAAAACGCTGCGGCAACTAAAAAGCTAGCTATATTTGATGCTTTTGAAATATTAAATCGTATACAAGAAGAAGAAAGTATACTTGAAGGAAAACCGTCTGAAGAAAAAAAAGACAGAGTATTTAAAGGTTTTGCAGAAGGAAGATCTAAATGAGTTACGAGCAAAGTTTATATAAAGTAATTGAACCTGTTAAAATCAATACTATTAAAAGACTTAATAAGTCTAAAAAATGGATGTATGGTTACAATAAAGATAATGATATAGTTGTTATATCTAAAACCGGTCGAATAGGTGAAATATACGAGATTCAAGGGTTGAAGATAGCTTTGCCAGCTGCTCCAGCTGAAGTTTATTCTAACAAAGAAAATAGATGGCGGCAGTTTGATCAACCTAAAGAATTGAGTAAACTTAAAAGTATATTCGATTGGAGAGCATATCCAGAAGAACAAAAAGAGCAGTGGTACGATTATATAGATGAAGAATTCAAAAGAAGAGATGAGGGTTTTTGGTTTAAAAACAATGGTATTCCAACTTATATTACTGGAACTCACTACATGTACTTACAATGGAGCAAAATAGATGTTGGTGCTCCAGATTTCCGCGAAGCTAATAGATTATTCTATATATTTTGGGAAGCTTGTAAAGCAGACTCTAGGTGTTACGGTATGTGTTATCTAAAAAATAGACGTAGTGGTTTTTCGTTTATGTCGTCTGCAGAAACAGTGAATCAAGCTACAATATCAAGTGATAGTAGATTTGGTATATTGTCTAAATCAGGAGCTGATGCTAAAAAAATGTTTACCGATAAAGTCGTACCTATATCGATTAATTATCCTTTCTTCTTCAAACCTATCCAAGATGGTATGGATAGACCTAAGTCAGAGTTGGCTTATCGTGTTCCAGCTAGCAAATTCACTCGTAAAAAAATTACAGCAAATGAAAAACAAGAAGAATTAGCTGGGCTTGATACAACTATAGACTGGAAAAACACCGGGGACAATAGTTATGATGGTGAAAAATTAAATCTATTAGTGCATGATGAAAGTGGTAAGTGGGAAAGACCAGACAATATACTTAACAACTGGCGAGTTACAAAAACTTGTTTACGATTAGGTAGTAGAATTATAGGTAAGTGTATGATGGGTTCAACCTCAAACGCTTTAGATAAAGGTGGGGATAACTTTAAAAAGCTTTACAATGATTCAGATGTTAGACGGCGAAACCGTAATGGACAAACAAAGTCTGGTTTATATTCTTTGTTTATACCAATGGAATGGAACTTTGAAGGATTTATTGACAGATACGGGCGCCCTGTATTTAATAACCCAGATCATGATGTATACGGACCAGACGATCAATTAATTGATGTTGGCGTAATAGATCATTGGGAAAATGAAGTTGACGGTTTAAGAGATGACCAAGATGCTTTAAATGAATTTTATCGACAGTTTCCAAGAACAGAAGAACATGCTTTTAGAGATGAGACGAAAAATAGTTTGTTTAATCTAACTAAAATATACGAGCAAATAGATTATAATGAAGGCAGTAGAAGCTCAGGAGTGGTGACAACTGGATCATTTCAATGGATTAATGGAATTAAAGATACTCAAGTAATTTTTAATCCAGATCCTAATGGTAGATTTAAAGTTAGTTGGGTTCCAGATAGAAATTTACAAAACCGAGTAATACTTAAAAATGGAATTAAATACCCAGGTAATGAACATATTGGCGCTTTTGGCTGCGATAGTTATGATATTAGCGGTACTGTGGATGGTAGAGGATCCAATGGATCTCTTCATGGACTAACTAAGTTTAGCATGGAATCAGCACCGGCAAATACGTTCTTTTTAGAATATATCGCAAGACCACAAACCGCAGAGATATTTTTTGAAGATGTGCTAATGGCGTGCGTATTTTACGGTATGCCAATATTAGCAGAAAATAATAAACCAAGACTTTTGTATCATTTTAGAAAAAGAGGATATAGAAATTTTAGCATGAATAGACCAGATAAAGTTTGGAATAAATTATCTGTAACTGAAAAAGAAATTGGTGGTATACCAAACTCTAGTGAAGATATAAAGCAAGCTCACGCTGCGGCGATTGAAATGTATATCAACGATCACGTTGGGCATTTAAAAGACGGGACGTATGGCACGATGTATTTTAACGAAACGCTAAATGACTGGGCTAAATTTGATATAAATAAAAGAACTAAGCATGATGCTTCTATTAGTAGCGGTTTAGCGATAATGGCGTGTAATAGACATTTATACACTCCGGTGATGAGAAAAGAAAAATCAAAATTAAACGTAAGCATAGCTAAGTACAATAACAATGGTTTTGCTTCACAAATAATAAAATAATATGGCTGATATTAGCACGAGAAATTATTTTCCTAGTCAAGTAGTTAGTGATTTAGAAAAAATAAGTTACGACTACGGTTTAAAAGTAGCTAAGGCTATAGAAAACGAGTGGTATTCTGATAACCAAGGAAAATTAGGTAACAACTTTAGTTTATATTTTCAAAACCAAAGAAATTACCATAATCTTAGATTGTACGCAAGAGGAGAACAGTCTATTCAAAAATATAAAGATGAATTATCAATTAACGGTGATTTATCTTACTTAAACTTAGACTGGAAACCTGTACCTATTATACCTAAATTTGTAGACATCGTAGTCAACGGTATGTCTGAAAGAGTTTACGATATAAAAGCTTATTCACAAGATCCTTACGGTGTTGCAAAAAGAACTGAGTATATGGAAGGTATACTTAGAGATATGAAGACTCGAGACTTTAATGATTTTGTTAGCGGAGCGTTTGGTATTAATATGTACGAAAATGACCCTAATACTCTGCCTGAAACAGAAGAAGAATTAGCCTTACATATGCAGCTTACATATAAGCAAGCGGTGGAACTTGCAGAAGAGCAAGCGCTAAATGTTTTGATGAACGGTAATAAATATGATCTTATTAGAAAAAGATTTTATTATGACTTAACTGTTTTAGGTATTGGTGCCGTAAAAACAGAGTTCAATACATCAGAAGGCGTAGTAATAAAGTATGTTGATCCAGCTGATTTAGTATATTCTTATACAGAGTCTCCATACTTTGATGATATATATTATGTTGGTGAAGTAAAAAATATTCCAATAAATGAATTGGTTAAAGAGTTTCCTCATTTACAACAAGAAGAATTAAAAAATATTGTAAAAAGTTCAGGTTATCAAAGAATAGATAATTATTCTGCATACAACGAAAACGATACAAATAAAGTGAGAGTTTTATATTTTAATTATAAAACTTACATGAATGAAGTATATAAGGTTAAAGAAACTGCAACTGGCGCTGAAAAAGCAATAGAGAAAGATGATACTTTTAATCCTCCATCTGACATGGAGGCTAACTTTACGAAACTTCAGAAACAAATAGAAGTATTATACGAAGGCGCTTTAATACTTGGCACAGATAAACTGCTTAAATGGGAGCTTTCTAAAAATATGATGCGACCAAAAAGTGATTATACTAAAGTTAAAATGAACTATAGTATTGTTGCTCCAAGAATGTATAAAGGTCGCATTGAATCTTTAGTTAGTCGTATCACTGGTTTTGCAGATATGATACAGCTTACACATTTAAAGCTACAGCAAGTTATGTCGCGTATGATACCTGATGGTATTTATTTAGATGCTGATGGTTTAGCTGAAATAGATTTAGGCAATGGAACAAACTACAATCCACAAGAAGCTCTAAACATGTTCTTCCAAACGGGTTCTGTTATTGGTAGATCAATGACAGCTGATGGTGATATGAATCCAGGGCGAGTACCTATTCAAGAAATAAGAAGTGGTAATGGTGGTCAAAAATTACAAAGTTTAATAGCCAACTATAACTATTATTTACAAATGATCCGTGATACGACAGGGCTTAACGAAGCTCGTGATGGATCAACTCCAGACAAAAACGCTTTAGTTGGTATACAAAAAATCGCAGCGGCAAACTCAAACACAGCAACAAGACATATACTTCAAGCTGGATTATTCTTAACAGCAGAGGTTGCAGAAGCGTTATCGTTAAGAATATCTGATATAATAGAATATTCTCCAACTAAAGATGCATTTATACAAGCTATAGGAGCTCACAATGTAGCTACACTTGAAGAAATGTCTGAGCTACACTTGTACGACTTTGGTATATTTATTGAGCTTGCTCCAGATGAAGAAGAAAAAGCTTTACTAGAGAACAACATACAGCAAGCGCTATCTCAGAAAAATATAGACCTTGAAGACGCTATAGATCTTAGAGAAATAAGAAACATTAGCTTAGCTAATCAATTATTGAAAATAAGAAGAAAGCAAAAACAAGCTAGAGATCAACAGCTGCAAGAAAGAAATATTCAATTACAAACTCAGTCTAATACTCAAGCCGCTCAAAACGCAGCTCAAATAGAAATGCAAAAGAATCAATTGATGACTCAAAATGAAGCTCAATTAGAGCAAATGAAAAATCAATTAGCTATTCAAAAACTTCAGCAAGAAGCTGAAATTAAAAAGCAATTAATGCAAGTTGAGTTTAACATGAATATGCAATTGAAGCAAGCTGAAATTGAAGGTATGAAGTCTAGAGAGAAAGAAAAAGAAGATAGAAAAGACGAAAGAACTAGAATACAAGCTTCGCAAGCTAGCGAACTTATAGATCAAAGAAAAAGTGGTTCTGCTCCAAAGAAGTTTGAATCCGCTGGAAATGATGTTTTAGGTGGATTTGATTTAGGTGGATTTGAGCCTAGATAATTATTAATTTATATTTTATATTATGGAAAACAAAGAAGAGAAAACTGTAGATAATACAGTTGAAAAACAAAAGATCAAGAAACCAAGAATTAAAAAAACTACAAATCAAAGTGATGTAGTAAAAGTAGACCTTAGTAAACCTGTGGTTGAGGAAGATGTAATTAAAGTAGATTTAACAGATGCCAATAAAGAGCAAGAAACAACAGACGTGGCTACAGATCAACAAGCCGGAGCTGTACAAGAAGTGGTTGAAGAAGTACCACAAGGGGAAGAGACCGTTCAAGATGAACAACCCGCTCTTGAAGAAATAACCAGTGAAGCTGAAGAAGAAACTGTAGAAGAAATAGTTGAAAAAGTTGAAGAAGCTATAATTGAAGCAGAGGCTACAGGAAGACCACTGCCAGAGAATATCCAAAAGTTAGTTGACTTTATGGATGAAACTGGTGGGACAATAGAAGATTATGTAATGTTAAATCAAGATGTTCAATCATTAGATAACATGACGGCTCTTCAAGAATATTACAAAAGAACAAAGCCGCATTTGTCGGCTGAAGAAATAGATTTCATGATGGACGATAAGTTCAACTACGATGAAGACGTAGATGATGATCGTGAAATAAAACGAAAAAAATTGGCGTTCAAAGAGCAAGTTGCAGAAGCCAAAGCCTACTTAGACGGGCAAAAGTCTAAATATTACGATGAGATTAAAGCAGGGTCACGATTAACTTCTGAACAACAGAAAGCTTGGGACTTCTTTAATCGATATAATAAGGAATCTGAAGAGGCTAAAAAAATAGCAGATAAAGCTAAACTTACGTTTCAAAGAAAAACTGATAAAGTTTTTAACGACAAGTTCAAAGGTTTTGAATATAATGTCGGAGACAAAAAGTATAGATTTAATGTTAAAAATGCTGAAGAAGTTAAGACAACTCAAAGCGACATTAATAATTTCGTCAAAAAGTTTTTGGCAGAAGATAATACAATGTCAGACGCAGCGGGTTATCACAAGTCTTTATTTACAGCAATGAACGCAGATGCTATTGCTAAACACTTTTATGAACAAGGAAAAGCTGACGCTTTAAAGGACAGTGTTGCTAAAAGCAAGAATGTTAGCATGTCAGCAAGACAGGAACACGGGGTATTCGAAGCCGGTGGAGTTAAAGTAAAAGTATTAGGGCAAAACTCTAATGATTTAAAATTTAAGTTTAAAACAAAAAAATAATTTATTAACAATTAAAAATTTAAAATTATGGCAATTTCAAACCCTGGTGGTTTATTAAACAGTACTCCTGGTCCAATCCAGCAAGCTACTGCTTTAAACTACTTAGATTTAGCGTCTACACCTGGACAAGCCTGGGCGCAACAATATGTTCCAGATTTGATGGAAAAAGAAGCTGAAGTTTTCGGACCAAGAACTATTTCAGGTTTCTTATCTCAAGTTGGCGCAGAAGAGGCTATGACAGCTGATCAAGTTGTATGGTCTGAGCAAGGTCGTTTACATTTATCGTACACAGCTACAATGACTACTAATAACGGTGGTATCAATGGCGGTGATGGTGGTAAAATTACTATTACTGATCATATCGATACTGGCGCTACTTATACAGCTGGTTCTCATGGTATCAGAGTTAACGACACTGTTATCATAGCTAACCCACAGGCTGTTATTAAGGCTCTAGTAACTGAAATATCTGGTGATATTCTTGAAGTAGAACCTTACGGTGTTGCTGATTGTTCAGCTATCACTAACTCAAGAACAGACTTAGTCGTATTAGTATACGGTTCTGAGTTTGCTAAAGGAAGTACTTATAATTCAGATGCTGCTGCGGCTACTGATCGAAGAGGTTCTAACGAACCAAGTTTCAAGTCTTATAGCAACAAACCAATCATCTTAAAAGATTACTACGAAGTTTCTGGATCAGACGCTTCTCGTATTGGTTGGATTGAAGTTTCTACTGAAAACGGTCAATCAGGTTATCTTTGGTACTTGAAAGCTGAAGCTGAAACAAGAGCTAGATTCTCTGATTACGTTGAAATGGCAATGTTAGAAGGTGAACTAGGTGTTGGCGGTACAGATGACACTGCTGATTTCTTAACTGCAAATGGAGATAGTTCAGGTACTCAAGGTTTATTCGCTGCTATTGAATCAAGAGGTAATGTTAGTACTGGTATTACTGGTGTTAATGCTGCTACTGATTTAGCTGAGTTTGACGCAATGCTTGCTGAGTTTGACAAGCAAGGTGCTATCGAAGAAAACATGATGTTTGTTAATCGTTCTACTAGCTTAGCTATTGACGATATGCTTGCTTCTATGAATTCTTACGGCGCTGGCGGTACTTCTTACGGAGTATTTGATAACTCTGAAGATATGGCTTTAAACTTAGGTTTCTCTGGATTCAGAAGAGGTTCTTACGACTTCTACAAATCTGATTTCCGTTACCTAAACGACAAAGCTACTCGCGGTGGTATTAACGACGCTGCTGGAGCTAATGCTATCAGAGGAGTTGTTATCCCAGCTGGTATGTCTTCAGTTTACGATCAAATCGTAGGTGCTAGCGTGAAAAGACCTTTCTTACACGTGCGTTATAGAGCTTCACAAACTGATGATCGAAGAATGAAATCTTGGGTTACTGGTTCTGTTGGGGCTGCTACATCTGCGTTAGATGCAATGTCTGTTCACTTCTTATCAGAAAGATGTTTGATCACTCAAGGTGCTAACAACTTTATGTTATTGAAATAACATTATTAAAAGTCGGGACTTCGGTCCCGGCTTTATTTATTAATTTTTATTATATATTATATTATGGCAA